ACGGCATTGAAGATACTGTCTGTGGCGTGTTCGCTAAGCTCGCAGCATCATCTCTGGTCTATAATGTAAGCGCAATCAGCGCACCAAGTATTCTCAACGCTGCTTCGGGAGACCTTCTCAGCTGTGAGATGTCCGTATCAATCCTTACGAGTTGGAGTTAATATGTCCGAGTGGGAACTAGAGAACGAAGCCTTCCTGAAGAAAATCGGGCAGGTTAGCACACCAACACCAAAGCCAGCATCTAATAAGAAAGACGAGGAATAATCCTAATGGCTGTATTTCTAAATAACAATGTAGGCGTTAAGATTAACACTGTTGATCTTTCTGACCATGTAACATCAGTAACAATCAATCGTTCATTTGAGGAGCTGGATGTCACAGCTATGGGAGATACTTCAAGAAAGGCAGTTAAGGGCCTAGAGGCTTCAACTGTAACTATCGATTTCCTAAACGACACAGCATCAGCAAATGTATTGGCAACATTACAAGCTGCATGGGGAACAACAGTCACAGCTGTATTCCTACAAACAAAGGGAACAGCAGTCTCAGCGACTAACCCTCTTTATACAGTTTCAATTCTTGTTAATAACACAACAGACATCAACGGAGCTGTTGGTGACATTGGCACACAGTCAATTACATTTACATGTAACTCAACAGTTGCAGTAGCAACTTCAGGCACATTCTAAACAACTAAACAAAGGGGCAAAACTCATGGCAAAACTAAAGATAACTCGTACAGACGGAACCGTACTAGAAGGTGAAATCTCACCTGCTGTAGAATATGAATTCGAACAGCACGCGAAGATGGGCTTTCACAAGGCGTTTAGGGATCTTGAGCGTCAGCAAGATGTCTATTTTTTATCATGGGTAGTAACACGCAGGTCAGGTGAAACTGTTAAGCCTTTCGGTATGGATTTCATTGAGACACTAAAAAGTGTCGAGGTGCTTGATTCAGACCCTTTAGCTTAAAGCGCGATCTTCCATTCACCTATCTAATTGCTAGGCTAAGCATTAGGTTGGGAATCGCGCCACAGCAATTATTAGATTTAGATAAGACCATGCTAGATGCTCTAGTGCAAGGTCTCAAAGACGAAGCGAAAGAGGTCAGCGATGCAAATCGAGCTACGCGGAAACGCTGACCTTCGCAAGGCATTGCGCCGCTTTGCTCCAGATCTAGAGAAATCGTTAAAAATGGAAATGAAGCGAGGGCTTGCTCCAGTTGCTAGAGCAGCTAAGGGCTTTGTCCCATCGCAGTCACCTTTAAGCAACTGGGCTGGTCGGTCATTTAGTGAAGGTACATTTCCAATTTTTAATGCTTCAACTATTAAAGCGAAAATTGGTTATACAACAGCAACTTCTAAACCTAATCGACAAGGCTTTAGCACAATGGCTAGAGTGTTTAACGATTCACGGGCAGGCGCGATTTATGAATCTGCTGGTCGCAATGGGCCACAGGGTCAGCCGTGGGTAGGGCCTAAAGGCCCAGCAGGTAAAAAGTTTTCACATTCTCGCAACCCTCAAGCTGGAGAACAGTTTATTGCCGCCCTTCCACCTCTTAGCGGTAGCCTAAAAGGTCGAGGTCGCTTGATCTTCAAGGCATGGTCACTTGATAAGGGTAGAGCTGAAGGTATAGTCAATAAGGCTATTAGCACAGCAGAACAAGAATTGCTGAAGCGTTCAAGAGCTAACTCACTAAGGAGCGCAGCGTGAACTATCAAGAAGTAATTAGTATTGCATCCAAGTTCGATGCTAAGGGATTTAAGCAAGCAGATACCGCACTAGGCAAGTTAAATGGCACAGCCAAGAAAGTGGCAGGATCACTTGGTCTAGCCTTTGGCGCAGCAGCTATCAGTCAATATGGCAAAGCAGCAGTTAAGGCTTTTGCAGAAGATGAAGCAGCAGCAAGACGATTAACAACAGCTGTAGAAAACTTGGGCATTGGCTTTGCTAATCCTCAAATTACAGAATACATTGCCAATTTAGAAAAGTCAGCGGCTATTGCAGACGATGTTCTTCGTCCTGCCTTTCAAGGTTTATTAACCACGACTGGATCATTGACTCAATCCCAGAAACTTCTAAATGATGCAATTACAATTAGTCGCGCATCAGGAGTTGATCTAGCGACTGTTACTGAGGATCTTGGCAAAGGTTATGTAGGCATTACGCGAGGCCTGACTAAATACAATACTGGGCTCACTAGGGCAGAGCTTACATCCAAGTCATTTAACGAAATTCTTGGAGTTATTCTAAAGCGTTCAGCAGGAGCAGCTGAAGATTACTTAGACACTACTGCTTACAAGTTTGATGTTTTAAGCGTTGCGACATCTAATGCCGCAGAAATCATCGGTGGCGGTTTAGTTGATGCCTTTGCTCTAGTCGGTGGAGGTACTGACGCATCCGATGCAGCCTATGTGATCGAGAGTATCGCAACTGCCCTTGCTAATGTCTCGCGTCAAGCAGGCAGAACTGTTGGAGTTATCCCCACACTAATTCAGAATTTGAAGAAACTTCCAAGAGACATTTTTGCTGGTTTTGCTGGAGCACAGATCGGCAGAAATGTCGTAATTCCTCAAAAGAAGGAAGAAGTCAAGCTTACTCTGACTCAGAAAAAACAAGAAGAGTTGATGGCTAAACTTGAAAAAGATGCACTAAAGCGTGAGAAAGAAAGACTGGCTCTCCTTAATAAGCAAAACACAGCCAAGAAACTACAAGGTGCAATCGACAAGGCTAACCTTGCACTTGGCAAGGGTGAAGAGATCTTTGACATCGAAAAGATCCAGATTGCAGCAGCACTTACTTCTCAGGCTGAGCAACTAGGCAAGGCAACTAGCCAATCCCAGATTCTCCAGATCGCTAACGATACTGCTCGCCTCAATGTCAAGCGTTCAATCTCAGAGTTAGAAGATGCTATTGCTTCTAAAGATGAAAAGGCGATCATCAATGCAACGGCTAAACTCAATGCCGACCTAAAATCTCTCAATGCACTGACTGGTCAGAACGCTGCCTTGCTTAGCATTGAATCAATTCTTAACAGCCTAAAGCCAGTAGATCTAATCAACCAAGAAAACCTAGATGCTGCTCTAAAAAAGATTCAAGATATGATCGACTTGCTTGCTAAGGCAGGTATGCAATCTACTGCCGCTGTGCCTAAGAGTTCCAGTCTTGGCTCTGGAATTCCAGCAGGAGATTACATAGCACCTATCTCGACAACAGGTGCATCTATCGATGCGATCCTTGAATACGCAGATGCAGCCTCAGCTCGAGCCAATGCCTTTGCGGATTTACTAGATATGCAGAACGCATCGGATCTTCGTGACCTTGTTGCTTATCAGTATTCAGTCGGTGACTTAGGTGGTTACAGCCCTACCATGAACAGCGGTGGATCTAAGACTCCTATTGTTAATATTTACGCTAACACCATTGCGAACCCTGACGAGCTTGTAAATCTAGTCCAAGATTCTTTGATCAAGTTAAATCGCAGAGGCGATAGTCTTGTCCAAGCTGGGGCACTGTGACCAGACCAGTCATCAATGTAGTCATTGACTTCTCCACAGGGGCTTCATTTGGCTATCCCTTTATCCTTGACTCATCAGTCCTAGATGGTGCTGATGTCCTCTCAGATAGCCCTACAAGCCTTATTGTGGATGTGTCTAACCTACTTGACTCAGTGCAGACTAATCGGGGCCGACAGATCTCAGCTGAAGTGTTTCAGACTGGCACAGCTTCAATTCGGGTAATTGATCAGAATGGTGACTTTAACCCGCAAAATCCAGCATCACCCTACTTTTCTTATTTAAGCCCTATGCGTAAGATGACCATTACTGCCACCTATAGCGGTACTACTTATCCGATCTTCGCTGGCTACATTACGGGCTATAACACATCAACACCTAAGTTCAACGGTGACATTGTCTACACGACAGTTACAGCAGTCGATGGCTTTAGACTTTTCCAGAATGCACAATTCTTTGGCGTAGTCGGTGCTACGGCAGGTGAGACCACAGGCTCACGCATTGGCAAGATCCTAGACACTATCGGCTGGCCTTTAGCTCTACGCGACATTGACACAGGGCTTACGACTGTACAGGCAGATCCAGCCACACAGCGCACAGCACTAGGAGCTTTGCAGACTGTTGCTACTACTGAGTATGGTGCTATCTACATGGATGCACAGGGTCGATGCGCTTTCCAAGATCGCAATGTCACAGTCGGTACAATCGCAGGCACACCTATAGTCTTTAATGACAATGGCACAGGAATTAGTTACTTTGATGTCAAGTGGGTCTTTGATGACACCCAGATTTATAACCTAGCAACTGTTACTCGTACAGGCGGTACAGTCCAGACTGCCAGCGATGCTGCCTCTATTGCTAAATACTTTACCCACAGCTATAACCAATCTGGTCTCCTCATGCAGACCAATGCAGAAGCTCTAGATTACGCACAGGCTTTTATTGCATCTCGTAAAGAGACTTCAACCCGCGTGGATGAACTGACCCTAAATCTTCAGCAGGATAACTACACGGCTGGCACTGTTGCAGCTCTGACAATGGATTTCTTTACTCCAGTCAGTATTACTACGACTCAACCTAACAGCACTACTTTATCTAAGACAGTGCAGGTCTTTAATGTTGCCCACTCAATCACGCCTAATTCGTGGAAAGTGCGCTTCGGCACAGCAGAGCCGATCATCGATGGATTCATCTTAAATTCATCATTATATGGCATACTAGACACTAGTGTTCTAAGTTATTAAGGAGTATAAATGGCAGCAGGATTAGGATTTAAGACTTTCACTACAGGTGAGGTTTTAAGCGCAACGGATGTAAATGGCTATCTCATGCAAGGCATTCTTGTCTTTGCATCGGCAGCAGCTAGAGATGCGGCTATAACTGCACCTGCTGAAGGCCAATTTGCTTACCTGAAGGACACTAACGTAACTACTTATTATACTGGCAGTGCTTGGGCGAATGTAGACACTACTGGCATGACTAACCCAATGACTACCACAGGTGACATGATCTATTCATCAAGTGGATCTACACCTGCGCGACTAGGTATTGGTTCAACTGGTCAAGTCCTTACTGTAGCTGGTGGCGTTCCAACTTGGGCGGCTGGTGGCTCTCCTGCAACAACTTTGACTTTAATCAACACAGGCGGAACAACCCCATCTGGTTCAACTACGACAATTTCAAGTTTATCAGGTTACAACAGACTCATGATCGTTTTATCTGGAATTAAAATAAATAGCGATCCTGCTCAATTTTCTATGAGAGTTAATGCAGACACTAACAATAAGTATAGTGAACACATTTCAGACCATGTTAATTCAGCCAGTTATGATGCTAATGTTCACACCATTTTACAAACAGGATTAAATGGAACATCTTCGTTAAATCTTGGATACATAAATGCAGCAGCTGATGTTATGTCTGGAATTATAACAATAGAGGCTGCAAACTCCACAACTGACAAAATAATAACAAGAATTGTTGGTGTTACTGGTAATACATCAGGAAACCGCAGAAAATACGGAGCTTCAATTTATACAGGAACATCAGTTATTTCGTCAGTTTCTTTTATTACTTCAGCAGGTAGTTGGAGCGCTGGAACAATCTATGTGTATGGGAGTAACTAAATGGAATATACAGAAGTAATTACAGATGCTTTAACTGGTGAAGTAATTGTTAGAGAGTTTACTAAATCAGAAATTGCAGAATTAGAAAAAATACAGGCCGAACAAAATGCTCAAATAGCTGCAGAGGCAGCAAAAGCTGAAGCAAAGGCAACTGCTCGTAAAGCAATTCTTGATCGCTTAGGTTTAACAGCCGATGAAGCGGCAATCCTACTTGGATGAAACCTAAGTTAAGTCACGCAGCGATTCAGTTACGAGAGCAGATAGATGACTCGTTCCCAGATCGTGACCGCACATCGGATGGTTGGATCGGTAATACCAGACACGCTGCTCGCAAGTCTGATCATAATCCAGATGAGCAGGGCTGGGTTCGTGCCATCGATGTCGATCGTGACTTATTCAAGGGATCAAAGCCAGACATTATGGGCGATCTTGCAGATCAGCTTCGTGCCTTATCAAAGTCAAAAGCAGACAATCGTATTGCTTACATCATCTTTGATGGACACATTTGCTCCAAGACCCTTAACTGGAAGTGGCGCAAGTACACAGGGGCTAACAAACACACTAAGCACATGCATGTCAGCTTTAAGAAAGAGGCTGACAATGATGGGGCTTTTTTTCAAGTATTTATGTTAGGCGGACAATAATGAACATGAAGCATCCAGTAGTCATCGCAGTCGGAGCCTTCCTTGCAGTATGGGGAACGACATCTAACTTCTCTCTCGACTATCGCCACATTCTAGGCGCCATCGTTGCAGGAGTATTCGGGTATGCGAGTCCTAAAAAGTGAGCCAAACAGATTTCTTTAGCCTTTACATCAGCACCTTGCTAATCATTGGTGGGCTTGCAGGGTATGTCATTACTCATCTGCTTTCAGAGATTAAGCGACTAAATCAGCGTGTCGATGAGATCTACAACATACTTTTAGAGAGATAATTTTGTCATGGCAAGAAAAGCAACTAAGAATCTAGTTGAGCAAGATTACTCAGCTCTTGATGCTTACTGCATTGGGATGTATGAGTTCGCTCAATCTCTAAAGCGTGCAGGCTTTGATGTTGAATTATCTTTAGCGATAATTGTTGAGCCGATGGCTTATCCTCGTTTGATCTTGCCTGAGCCAGTCGAAGCAGAGAAGTTCGGCGATTACC